GCTTTAGTTATAATTAGTGCTTCAAATCAGTTTACTACATTTGTAGAAGGTATGGATAATAATAATAGTAGCAGAACTATTGGAGATTCCACTTCAAATAGCACTCAACCTGTAGTAACAACTGATTCTGAAAAAATAAACCAATTAAAAGCAAAACTAGAAGATGCTCAAACTCAATTACAAGCACACGCTGAAGCAGCTGGTATAAGTAAAGAAGATGTTAAAAATGCGATTGCTTCAAAACAGTCTAATTCGATACCAGTAGATAAGAACACAATGAGTTCTGAAAATGTAAGTGCTCATACACCTGGTATGGTGCGTAATTCTTCTACATTAACAGAGGGATTTTGTCCTTGTGCTGCTTCTGTTTTTTAATTAGGTATATTTTATTTTATTAATAAAATATATGAGCAAATGTAATTGTAATCGTAATATATATTTTAAAATACTTATAAGTATTGTGGTTTTATTATGGCTAATATATTTTATTCAAAATTACATAGACAATTATAAAAAGGAGACTTTTATTCCTACATTAAAGGAATTTTATAGGCCTCGTATTAGAAATATAAATCAACGTTATGAACAATTTATGAATAATTATGGACCGAGTGTGATTAGAACTAAATTGAAAAAGTGGAATATATATTAATTTTCTGGAGATATTTTTATATTAGTTTAATATAATAATGTATAACTTAATTTATGAACCTATCGCATTTGTTCACAATCATATAATGTTTCTTAATAATAGCAAATTTTTTGCCGGTGTTGTTATGATTTTGCTAAACGTTGGTTCCAAATTTATTTCAATACAATTTAGCAAATCAACAGAAGAATACCTTAAATTAAACGTCACTAAACAATTGTTAGTATTTTCAATGGCTTGGATGGGTACTAGAGATATTTATACATCATTAGTATTAACTGCTGTATTTACTGTCCTTTCCGATCATTTATTTAATGAAGAAAGCCCTTATTGTTGTGTACCTCATAAATATAGAATATTATCTAAAATTGTAGATGAAAATAAAGACGGCAATATTTCTGAACAAGAAATTAACAACGCAATTGCTGTTTTAGAAAAAGCCAAACGAGATAAACATCGCACAAATCAATTACAAACATTTACTCTATTTGGTAATTATATTGATACAAGTTCTAAAAGTTATACTTGAATCTAAAAGTTATACTTGAATCTAATCCTAACCTTCTTTATTTATTATTATCTATAATAATTTAAAAATCTTTAATTATTATAAGTATGTCTAAAAATAAAAACACAAATACTAATACCAATAAAAATATAAAGAAAAAACATTATGATGTTCCAAATTCATTAAATATATATATCAAAACACGTGTTCCTAATTATTTTAAGTTAAATTATGAACCTTATATGACCGTTCCAACTAGCACTAGTAAAACTGTCTATTTTGATCCTCTAATTAAATATGTTAAAGGACCTATCAATAATTTACCAAATACCTTTTCCAAAGATGCTATTTTTACACAATTTTTTCAAGCAGCTGAATTTGATTCCATGATTAATCGAATACTTAGCGATTTTAGATACATGCAAAAACCAAGAACAATTCAACAAGCATATGACCAGCATATTATTGATCATAATGTTGAAATCACATTAAACACATTATTTAAGACCAACAATTTATTTTATATTAATAAAAATCCATATACTATTGTTAATTCACATTGGAAAAAAGGTGATTGGCAAATTGACAAAAAACCTTTAGAACAATTATTATCTCAATTCTCATTCTTAACCGCAAAACAAGTTCAAGAACAAGCACAACGAGAAAAAGACAATATTCCTGAATCTATTCGACAAGGCAATCTCGCTTCTAGCAATTTAAGAAATCAAGAAAACGCATCTATTGTTGCTGCTGGTCTACAAAACGCAATAAATAAAAAAAATGTTAAACCCATAATTAACCAATCAGATGCGTTTATTCCTAAAGATAAATTACCAGGAATTTCAGGAGATCTACAAATATTGGTTACAGAATTATTAAAACAAAATCCACCTATTAATTATTCTGATACTCCAGACAAAGAACGCGATCCTTTAACATTATCTTTACTTGTTAATCAAACTGATTTATTAAATTTTATAAATACCAACAAAGATACTAAAATTATTGATCTTTATTCTGATTTTATAACTGCTAAATCTACACTTCAATACGCTGATGTCGAATATAATGAATCTTGGACAAAATTAGTCATATTTAAAGATACATTTGATAAAGAATTAACAAATATTCAAAACATATTTGAAGATAATCCAAACTTATATAGTGTTAATAAACAACAATTTAATACATATATTCAGCAAATTACAGATTTAAAAATAGATTACATGAAACATATTTTTAAAATTGCTGACGCTATTTATTCTATTTATAATTTACAACATGATTATTTTGTTTGTACTAAATTATTGTTAGAACAACTCAAAATTGATTATGTCAATATTATTCAATATTATGAACAACCTTTATTAGCAATTAAATGTATTGATTATGATATTTCAACTATTCAGTCCCTTATTGAATTAGATCCTGAAAATCAATATTCTACTTCTTATTTTTCAAATCGCATTGATTTTGAATTATTTTATAAAGAAATACTTTATAAAAATCAACAAGATCTTTTAAACCCACAAATTAATTATTTAGATGAAGCCAATATATATCGTTCTAGTCCAGGTATTTTAGAAATTGAAATAAAAAAATACGAATTATACAATTGTAAAATGTTTTTATTTTATTCTTACAATCAGTTTAGTATTTGGGTTACATTATTTAAAACAATTGAGATTTTTACCAAATTTATTAATACTGTTGCTAGTGATATTATACGTAATACACAAGAACAAATTGATAATTATGACACACAATTTTCAAAAGATATTCAACAACAATTTTTAGTTAAAACAAAAGTAGTTGGTGTTAGAGCGGAACGCAATAATGAGACAAAACAATTAAATTGGTATTTAGTAACCAAAAATGGAACTAGATGTATAAAACCAAATAAATCCAAATCAATATTACCTCTTAATGATTTAAAGCAAGAAAAACTATATATAGAAACAATAAGAACTCAGGTTAAATCATATGATGCTATTATATTATATATATATCTTCTTGAAATTACTTGCTTACGACAAAATAGAGTTTATGTAGCGGAAGAAAATGTTAATCAGATTAATCTTGAATTTTCATTTTCTTTAAATGAGTATTTTGAAGCTATACGTCATAACTTACTTTATTATAGATTAAATCCAATTTATATACCAAAATCTTTAGTGTGGGATACAACAAATTTAAATAATATTAATGTTCTTGAACAAAAAATACAATCTAATAATAAGTATTCCATTGTTTATAGGGGTAAAATTAAAGATATTTATAATTCACGACAAAATCTTAATAAATATTGTGAATCTATTCACGATATTATAACTCCTACTATTAGCGAATCCGGATTTATTGAAAATTGTAAATCATTAATTGAATCAAATCTTATCAATATACCAGAACATACATTTAGAAGCAGTTATTGGTTAAATAAAACAATTCAATATTATGATATTATTTCAACTGATGATTTTATTTATAATATTAGTCAAACGGTTAAAGATGCCTGGTATGATAAAATTATTGATACTATGGATCCAGATGATTATTTAGATTGGATGGTTTATAATAATTCAGGAACAAATACATTAGATAGTTTATATGCTGCTGTAGCCGATGCTTTAAATGGACAAATGGATGTTGACGGTCTCGAAACTATTAATAAATATGCTGTTTTAGAAAATGGAAAAAAAATATTTACAATTGATTCATTAAAACAAATTATTATTGATTATACTATTGATCCAAATATTAGCCCCGATGATATTGATAATGCTTTAACTATATTACAAGAAGTTCTCAAAATTAAGTTTATCATATTTGATATGTATCCACGTATTGAACCAGATAATATAAATGATATAAATGATATTCAAATTAATTTGGGAGATATTGTTACTTATAATGATAAATCATATAGAGTTGTTGATATAAATGACAATGGTGAATATACATTATCAAATACTTTTAAACTTATATATAATATACCTTACAGCGATTTATCTATTCCCAAATATAATATTTACAATTTTTTTCGATCTTTATGTTTACCAATTAACAATCAAATAATATTTGAAGATTATATTTATTTGGTTGTTAGTAAAAAGACAAATAATATAGATAATAAGAAATTTCCAAAGTTTGAACTTGTTAGAAATTCAAATCATGATAATTTTATTTATTCATTTGATCAAATTCCACAATATATTAGCTACTTATTATATAATAATTGTGCCAGATTTCTAATTAATCCAAATGAATTTAAAGATTATGGATTATCTGCCTTTGAAAATATATTTACTACATTTAAAAATATTATTTCAGAACAATTACAAGGATTTTCATTACAACAAGAAATTGAACGAATCAATAAATCATTAGAGGATAAATTGTATATTTATGAAGATTTATATAACATTCCTGAAGAAGATAAAACAATTGAAAATAAACACTTACTAACAATATTAAAAAGTGACATTGATAAATTACATGAAAGATTAGATCAACTTAATTCTATTATAAATAATGATGATAATTCTATTAGTTCTTATTATAACAGTACTATTTCAAGTGATTTTACAACTGATACTGGTAGTACTAAAGAACCCAAATCAATAATTGATGATTTTGAACAAAGTTATAATGATGTTGTTGATGATGATGTTGATGATAACGTAACTTATTCATCTATGCCGGATCTAGAACCTATTACAGGAGGACAGATTTCTACAGGAGGACAGATTTCTACAGGAGGACAGATTTCTACAGGACAACAACTAACACAAAATCAAAATTCACAAAATCCAAATCAGGTCACTAACATTCGAATAGAATTACCATATAATCCAAATTATCAACAAAATATGACGTATATACCAGCTCAACAAGCATCTAATCCAGATACTTATAATATAAATCAAAATAAGGCAAAAGATATGAAATCTAAATTAACATTTTATACCACAATTGAATTAGAGTTATTTCCAGGAAAATCACCGAATATGTTTCAAAAATCTGTTATTAAATGTCAAAATACATTTGAACGTATTAGAGAAGCATATGCGGATTTATTTGGATATCAATATAGACCTTCCGCCACAACTTCGGTGTATGCTTATAAAGCAGAACCAGAAGAAAAAAAAGAAGATAAGGGAGATAAGGAAGATAAGGGAGATAAGGAAGATAAAAAAGATAATAAATCTAGAAAAGCAATACGTGCGTCAACTAACAATAAAACATTAAAAAATAGATAATATATTTTGTAAAACAACTTAAAGAACCAAAATATATATTTTGTAAAACAACTTAAAGAACCAAAATATATATTTTGTAAAACAACTTAAAGAACCAAAATATATATTTTGTAAAACAACTTAAAGAACCAATACAATTTTAACTCGTTTGGCTCCACCTTTTCAAAGGTGGATAAAGAACCAATACAATTTTAACTCGTTTGGCTCCACCTTTTCAAAGGTTATAACGAAGTAAGATAAAAAATTGAACATAATATTTTACTAACAATAAGTATTAGCAAAATGTTATTACATAAATTAGACAACTTAATTGAGGGTCAAATTATTAAACGACCTTCCAAACATATTAAAACTCCCTATGTTGCTGATGTTAAAATTATTGACAATGATACTGAAATTCTCGGTCATACACCCGCTTTAGGTTGTTGCGGATTATCTGATGTCGGTTCAACTATTTTGATGTCTCCAACAAATCCAACTAACAAATGCTCTTATTCTATTTATTTATCCATTATTAAAGAAAGAGAACAAAACATTATTGTCGGAATTCACCCTAAATTAGCTGAGCTGTTAACTGAATCTGCTCTTAAAATGAATTTACTATCTAAACTTAAAAATTGTAAGCAATATAGAAGAGAAACACCTATTTATATTCCTAACAAAGTTGACTCTCGGTTTGATTTTACCGGAATCGATGAAAATAATATTCCCTTCATCATGGAAGTCAAAAATGTCCCTTTAGCCGATTACGAAGATTTACCCGCCAAAGAACGCATTAAATACGATTTCTCGGATCGAGATATCAATTCTAAAGTTGCTTACTTTCCAGATGGTTACAGAAAAAAGAAAATTGATACTGTTAGTCCTAGAGCATTAAAACATATTACTGAACTAACAACTATTAAAACTGAATCTGCTAT